GCAACAAATTCGTTTCTATCAATTACTTCACCAGTGTTATTAGATTCATCTGCAACTACTTTAAAGTCAGTAATACCTCTTCGTCCTTGAATCTCTCTCAAGAAAGGTTCTACTAAGTTTTTAAACTGAGCTCTTGTAAATTCATCATTGAACTCAAATAGTTGGAACTTAGCTGCAGTTGCGATTGCTTTTTCAAGAATAATGAATAATCTTCTAACATTAATTCTGTCAAACGCACTTGGTTTTGAAAGAGCAGTCTTATCACCAAATAACACAGTACCTTGGCCAGGAAATGAGTTAACTGGATTAATTCTTGCTTTATATAGTGTATCTCTTTGGTCTTTATTAGGTTCGTATGCAAGTTTAACTGCACCTCTAATTTGACCTCTGGTAAAACCAGCAGGAGAGAAAAATGCATCTGCAACAGATTCAGTAAATGCAGTTACACCAGCAATATCACCGTTTAATGGTACATATCTGAATACATCATTGAATCTATCATATTGATATTTGTAACCACTATCAAAAACTGCAAATGATGTACTTGGAAGTAAATCAAAAAAGTTCTTGACATTTGTAGTTTGTGTATTAGAATCTGCAGCCCCTACAACATCACTTCTTTCTGGAGAAATAAAGACTAATGCATCTTTTCTTTTCTCAACAATAGTGATTAAGTTTGTTGCAAGAGTTGAAGTTGCTTTTGCAGCCATAATTAGGTTTACATCAACTGCTTCACCGTCATCAAATCTTCCGTATGCAGTAAGTTGTTCACCGTCTGTAACAGCATAATCGTCTGTTCCATTTGCGAGAGTAGACCTATCTACATTTTCTACACCAGTTGTAAATTTATTAAAGGCACTTGAACCTTGTACTGATAAATCAGATGAAAGAGGTTGACCCCAGTCACCAGAACCATCAATAGCAGAAGTTGGATGGTCACCCCAGTATACAAATTTAGAATCTCTGTAAATTACATCTGGATAAAAATTTGAATTACCTTGAGGTGTAGTTGCTTCTGGGTGTTTTGATACAAAAGCAAATGTTTCTAGTATAGAGTTTAATCTCTCACCAGCAACATCGTTATCAAAACCAGTTTGTCTTCCAGATGAGTCATATACAACTATGTGTATTTCATCATCAAGAACACCTCTTGCAGTTGCAAAATCAGATGTGCCTGGAGCTGTATCAAATAAATCAGAGAATCTCCAATATCTTTTTACATAAGAATCGTCTGCTAAATCTGCAATCAATCCACTACCAGCAGGGTCATCTAACTGTCTGATTGAAATTGTTTCACCAGATGTATCTACTGCTGTAATTTCATATTTTTGTGCTTCGTGTCCTACAGCGAAAACTGTACCACCAGCGTTTGAATAAAATTCTATAACTTCACCTACTGCAAAATCAGCAGCATCAATAGCGTCCATTGTAATTGTTGTATCACCAGCACTTGCACTGGCATCATTAGTTTGTTTGTTTGACATTTCTGAAAAGTTGTTTTTATCACAAATGTCTATTTTAATTCCGTTTGCGTGAATACCAGCCGTTCTTGCTGACCAAGTACCGTGAGTACCTTGTCCATCTGCAAAAGACTCTTGGTAATGCAAAGTGTTTCTGATTAAAACACCAGAACCACCAGAAGATGCATTTTTAATTGTACTTTCAGTTCTTACAACTCTTAGCGAATTTGAATACTGTAAAAAGTTTGCAGCTGTGAAAAAATACTCAAAGTTATTTGCATTTGGTTTACCAAACACTTCAACGAGTTGTTTTTCTGAACTGATACTTGTTATTTCACTTACTGGCCCTTTTTCAAAGGGGCCACAAACAGCACCAATAGTTGTAGAAACGGCAGGAACGATATTCGTTAGGTCAACTTCTTTGACTTCCACGCCTGGAGAAACTTGAAATCCCATATTTCTACTCCTTATATAGTTTAGTTAATCTACTACAATTATATTTATAAAAAATCATTTTTTGTATGTTTGTTTTTATACCAAGTCTAAATATAAATATGAGTGAACACTATCAAAAATACCGTAATACCATACGAAAAGTTGCACGAAGACATCGTAGATTAAAAGATAAATGGATTAATGAACAGTTAAGAGATAAATCTTGTAAATATTGTGGTGAATCTGAAATAATTGTGTTGAAGTTTTATCCAGATGATAGAAAGATTCGTTCAGATTCTAAAAAGAAAAGTTTAAAAAAAGATACTAGAAAATTGTTATTAGAACAAATAGACAATAATATAGTAGTTTGTCATAATTGTTTTTTAAAAAAAGATAATGATTTAATTGATGAAGATGCATTTACCAATTTGTATCATACTTCCTAACAACTGGCGTCCACCTTTCACCATATTCATCTATTTGTGGTATAGGGTCATCAATACCGTTATCTAAGAATCCAAATGGTGCAAGGTCTTGTTCTAACTGATTTTGACTTTCTGCAAACAATTTAGCTCTAACATCACTATCAGTAAGTTCTTTGAAGTAAGTTTGTCCAGATAACCACGCAAACAATACACAACACATCATTAAATCATCGTGGTGTCCTTCTTCTGCCTGATATGACTGTCCGTGAAGAACAAATGAAGACATCTCTGCAACTATATCATAATCTTCTAATATAATCTTATTAGACTCTACCATTGTTTTTAGATTAGAACAACCAATTTTTTTGACTGCCTTAGTTGTTCTCACACCAAGTTGTGATTTACCACCACTAAATCCACCACCAACTATCTGACCAGCACGACCTCTCATACTTGCCATTATAAGATTATCATACTCTAAGTCAAATTGTAACGAATTTGCAACTTGGTCACCAATGTCATTTACTTCTATTAATACAAATGCTTGATTATATGCAAGTGCAACATCTTTAATAATATTAGGAAATAACATAGGTTTTATTTCATTATTTTTATATTTTGCAACCATACGATATGGTAATTGAGATACATCAACGACTATAAAGGCAGACGCATCTCCTTGAATACCCCTAGCTACATCTGCAACAATAACATATGTGTGTCCTTTTTTAGGTTTTTCATATACATCAAGACCAGCATTAGATGTTAAAGGTGTTCTTAAAGGAATATTTTTTATTATAGATGCATTTATTAGTGTATTTGTAGAACCTAAAAACTCACACTCAAATTCTTTTTGAAATTGTGCTTCACTTGTATTTGCAATCGTTTCTTTCTTCCATTTTTCATCTCTGCCTGGTATTTCAGACCAATGAACTTCTATGGGTACATAAGTATTCTTTTTTGTTTCTGCATCTGTCCATAATTTATAATACATATTCATACCATTTGGTGTTGATACAATAATCACCTATGTAGATTGACCAGATGAAATAGTAGGATAAACTGAACTAAAAAACTCTTCTGCAATATTTGTAGGTACAAACGCAAACTCATCTAAAAATATCATATTGTATGAACCACCACGAACTGCACTTGATGATGTTGAGGCTGCAACTATGCGTGAACCATTTTCTAATTCTAAACTACCTTTGTTCCACGATAGTATTCCTTGTTGCAACCATTTAGGTAAATGTTCATATGCAAGTTGTAATCTAGATAAAATATCTCTTGCAGTCGCAGCTTTGTTTGCAAGTATTGCTACATTCATATTTTGATTAAACAAAACATAATGTAATATATACGAAACCATTGTGGTTGTTTTACCAGATTGTCTAGGTAGTTTACAGATTGTAAAACGATTGTTGTGAAATGTACCGACCATTTCTTTTTGAAAAGGGTACATATCAAATGGTATTAAACCTTTGTCTAATGATACAATTTTTATATATTTTTCAATAAAATATTGTGGGTCATTCATACATTTTTGAAACTCAAGAATATTTTCTTTTGTAAACTCTTGACTTACAAATGCTTTCTTTAAATTAGGATTTCCTAGATATTGATTTTCTACGCCCATTGAAGTGAAACACCGTGAATAGTATTAATATGAGATAATCCAGCACCTACTATTTTCCAACGAACTTGAACTTGAGGACTTGCAGTTCCAGTCAAAGGTGTACTACCAGTGAATATTTTTGCACCAGATGAACCAGTCACAAATCCACTATCTGTTAAAGTTATTGCATTAAAAGTTGTATTATCTCTAGTTGCAGATGCAGTTAATTCTGTATTCAATGCACTATTAATTTCTGCAAAAACAACTATTCTTGCTTTACTTGGTGTTGAGTTTGCAGTAAATGTATCTGAAACTAGGGTTGTTGATGTATCTGATAAAGTGCCTTGAATTTCTTTGACGATAACAACACCAGGCCCACCATCTCCACCAAATGCACCACCAGCTGGTTGTGGTGATGGGGGAACATTTCTTCCACCAGCTCCTCCTCCACCACTATTTACAGCACCAGGCAAACCGTGAAACCTCCCAGCGTGAACTGGGTCAGCTGTTGTCCTTGTATCTCCACCACCAAAAGGTACTGAAGTTCCTTGTGGAAAAGCACTATCACCACCTCCAGCACCACCACCAGCATAACCAACTGATGTAACACCATCAGCAATATTGTAAAGTAATCCTATACCACCCTCACCAGCAACAGTCCCTTCAGCATCTCCACCAACAGCACCAGCACCTCCACCTCCACTAGAAGTATATGTAGGAACTGTATCAGTTTGATTTATACCACCATCATTTCCAAAACTACCAAACGAGTTTACTGGTAAAATTGTAGGGGTCAATGGAATAGGATGATTTGCAGTTTGAGTTGAAGTTTCACCAGCAGAGCCAGGAGTCCTTCCTGGCCCACTACCACCAGCTGCACCACCACTACCGCCTGAATGATATTGTGGCCCAGTTAAACCCATATATGGATGTGAACCAGCAGTTAAATAACCTCCTCCAGCACCACCACCCTCACCTATGAGAGGCCCAAAAGATGAATCTGTACCAGTTTGTCCAGGCGAATAATATGTATGACTTGGATAAGTATATTGTGGATGTTCGTAACCACCAAATTCACCAGTTCCTACACGACCATCTGGTCTTGCTGTCGGTGTATAAGGTGTTGAAGCATCCGATGGAACTGGCATATATCCAGCACCTTCACCACCAACACCTACCGTTACTGCAACTGTACCACCAGGCGTTACTGGATAATTTGGAAAGTAGATTAAACCACCAGCACCAGCACCACCACCTTTAATTCTATTATATCCACCAACACCACCACCTCCGCCGCCTCCAACGACTAATACATTAACATTTGTAACACCAGTTTCAGCTGTGTATGTGTGAGGCCCAGTTGCTGTAAATGAAAATATATTTTCAGTTGGTGGAGTAGAGGCATTAAAACCAGAACCACCAGAATAAAAATCTGAAGAACTATCATATGATACATTAGAATTTTCAGCAGTATCTATACCAGATTCATCATTAAACTCATCTACTATACCATCTTTTAAATTAAATACTGTAAGTCCTTCTGCAACTGCCATCTTAAACCCTAATAAACCAATATTAAAAGTATTCGTATCTGTTTGTGCTACATTTGCAGTTTGAAATGCACCACCACCATTTAATAAATCTGATGCACTACCAGGCAAATTTAATTTAGATGTTGATATACTTGCTTGTGGTGATATATCTGCGTTGGTAATAGTATTGTCTAATATTTCATCTGAACCAATACTATTATCTGCAATCTTATCACTATCTAATGCACTATCACCAATAAGATTTTTATTTACTTTTGTTATTCCCATTGTAATGATACTCCGTGAATTTTATTTGCA